CAACGGTGGTAATCATCAAATCCACCACCCGCCGCTTGTCGTCAAAGGATACATTGTCCCATGTGTCGAGGTAGCCGGAAATCTGATTGACCTGTTCCGGGCTGATGGCTTCCACCGTCAACTCGGCTATCTGCTTCACAAGTTCCTGTTTGCGCCCGTCCAGTTCCGCTATCTTCACATTCACATAGGAGAGCAGAACATTGTTTGCACCCGTCAGACTGTCCACCAGCTTTTCAATCTCGCTGTCCACATGGAGAAGTTCCACTTGCAGGGCGGCAATTTTAGGGTTTGCCTTTGCCGCTTTCTTTCTGCCTGTCAGCGTCTTGTAGCTTGCCAGTTTCTTTATCATCTGCTGATAAACAACCGCTTCCAGTTCCGAAGTAATGATTTTCCCGCACCCCGGACAACTCTTGTTATCCAGCCGTTTCGTACAGCGAAGGTATTGCTTGCCGGAGGGATTGAAGATACTCATAAGGGCATACCCGCAGTTCCCGCACTTGATTTTTCCCGCCAGCCATGTATGGGTAGCTTTTCGGGCAGACTGGATTTTCATGTTGTTCATCAGCTTCTTGCGGCAGGTCAGCCAGATGTCGGAGGGAACAATGCCCTCATGGGGAGCCAGTACCAGCATTTGGTCTTTCAAGTCGTTCTTTTTGCTGGGCTTCACATCTCGCCCTTGATACAGATAGCAGCCGTTCATGCCAGTAAAATCGGCAGCGTCATTGACAATGACCGTCCCTTGACTTTTGAAAAATTCGTACACATCAAGGTCTGCCTGCACATAGACAGGATTGCGTAACATCTGCGCCAGCGTGGGGCGTATCAGCTCTTTGCCGTTGAATAAAATCCCCTGTTCGGCAAAGTACCGGGTAATGTCCCCGTAGGAGGTTGTGGGCTGAGCATACATCTCAAACATCAGCCGGATATTTGCCGCTTCGTCTGGATTTACCACCAGCTTTTTTGTATTGATACCATCCATTTTGATAGGCTCGGTGTGGAAGCCGTAAGGAGCCTTGCCGCCCATTTTGAAGCCCCGCTGACTGCGGGAATAGTATGCGTCCGTTACCCGCTTCTGTATCGTTTCCCGTTCCAACTGGGCGAACACAATACAGATATTCAACATAGCCCGCCCCATCGGGGTGGAGGTATCAAACTTTTCCGTAGAGGACACAAACTCCACATTGTACTGCTGGAACAGCTCCATCATGTTGGCAAAGTCCAGAATGGAACGGCTGATACGGTCGAGTTTGTAAACCACGACTTTTGCAATCAAGCCCCGCTTGATGTCCCGCACCAGTTCTTGAAACTTCGGACGGTCTGTGTTCTTGCCGCTGTACCCCTTGTCTGTGTATTCCTTGCAGTTACCGCCTTTCAACTCGTATTTGCAAAATTCAATCTGGCTTTCAATGGAAATGCTGTCCTTTTTGTCTACCGATTGCCTTGCATAGATTGCGTCTATTCGATTATTCATATTGTCGCTCCTTTTCTTAAAAAAGAAACGGAGCTGCTGACACCTTTATTATACCGTCAGCAGCCCCGCAAATCAACGATGGCTTTGGAAAACCTTATGCCCCGGCTTCCTCACTCTGCCGTTTGTCGGCATACTTGCGGAACACCTCATAAAGTTGCTGTTCCAGTTCCCGGCGTTTTGCCGCTTCCTGCTCCGGCGTGAACACCGGGGAGAGGTTTTCCAGCGTGATTTCCCTGCCTTGAAAAGTCACGACTTCCGTTTCCTTTTTGTATCTGATAGTGGTACTTATAAAATCACCTTTCCTTTCCATGCTGCCGCTGCTGCCGTTTCAGTTCCGCCAGTATATCCGGCGGGATACGGTCAACCAGCCGCTGTAAATTGTCCAGTTCGCTTTTCAGCTTTGCCCGTTCCATCGCATCTTTCATCTTGCCTTTTTCACTGGCTTTTGCCCTTGCTTCCAGCTTTTCATTTTCCGCTAACAGGTCATTGATTGTGACCTTGTATTTTTTCAACTGCCCGGAGAAATTCCCCATCTGTGGGAACCACTTTTTCAGCATGGAGAGGGCTTCCTCTTTTTTCTTTCCGGCATTCAGCGGGTTAATGCCGTCCAGCGTGGCTTCAATGGCTCTTGCCTGTTTGGATAGATTGACCGCCTGCTTGAACAGACGGGTGGGGATATGCTTCCTGCCTGTCTTGCTGGCACTTTCCCCACGCTCCAAGTCGGGATATTTCTCCACCATATAGGCGTGAAAATCGTCCTGCCATTTTGAGAGATTGGCTCTGTTGCCGATAATCTCCTTAGCGCACAGGCGGTTGTCCTCTGTCAGAGGGACAAAGACCAAATGCAGGTGGGGTGTTTTCTCGTCCATGTGTACCACTGCCGATACGATATTTTCCCGGCCTACCCGCCCGATTAAGAAATCAGCCGCCCTATGGAAAAATTCCTGTATCTCCTTTGGGGGCTTCTTCTTGAAAAACTCCGGGCTGGCGGTAATCAGCGTATCCACAAACCGGGTACTATCCTTACGGGTGCGGCAGCCAGCTTGTTCAATACGGTTCTGTATAAAGTGGTAGTACCTGCTCTCCGGCTTAACAATGTGGAAGTTGTATTTGCTCCGGCTGGTGTCAATGTCGGGATTGCTGGCGTACTGTTCCTTTTGCCGTTCGTGATGGGCTTCCAGCGGCCTTGCCGGGTTGCCCTTGTGTTTCTCAAACCGCAAGATTGCGTGTTGTGCCATTCTGCTCCTTTCCTCGTTCCATTCTTTTCCAGCGGGTTTTCCACAGGGAAAATCCCGCCGAAACTATCTCTGATAGGATTGGAATGGAATAGATATAAATAAAATCGTTTTAATCTCTGTATTTCTATATACCGTCCGGTTTTCGTACTTCAAGAGGATTGATTATCGTACTCTATGAGTGCGGTTTTCAGTCCTCCGGCGTTCCATAACCGGATTTCTTGAAGTCGGTGTTTGAAACCGCTTCATAGGATTTTGGATAAATGCGGTTGGGTTTTCCACAGCCCTGCTTCTGGATTTCCACCAGTCCGGCATATTGTAGCTCCCGCAGGGTATTGACCGCTTTCTGCCGCCCGCAGTGGAGCAGCTCCACTACCTCGTTAATGGGATAGTAGAGGTAAATCCGCCCGTATTCATCTGCCCAGCCGTTTTTTCGGGATAGGTCTGTCCGGCGCAGGATAAAGGCGTACAGAACCTTTGCTTCGTTGGACAGGGGTGTGAATGTGGGGGCTTCAAAAAGGAAATTGGGAAGCCGGGTAAAGCTGACCGCCTTTTCCGGCTGATGGATATAAATGGTGTTTGCCATATCGTGTTTTGTGGACGGTTAGAAGCCTGTTTCCGGGGGCAGACGGTAGTTTCTATTGCCTGCCCCTGTTCTGTGCTTGCAAAGCCTTGAAAATCAAGGACTTTTCAGCCCCTAACTGTCCACAGTAGACCTCCTTTTCCGTTCACTTTCTGTTTTCTGCCGCCTGTGAACTCTGGCGGCGCAGTCGGGGCAGTACTTTGCCCGGTTGGATTTAGGGACGAACACACCGCCGCAGACCGCACAGCGTTTCAAGTCCTTATCCCGGAAAATCTCCGCTTCCAGCGTCTTGTCCAGCGGCAAAACCGCCCAGCGGAACCACTTACAGCAGACCGAGAAAGAAACCGTCTGCGGACAGGTGCAGGTGTCCCCATCGTCAAGGAACATACAGTTCCCGTCCTCATAACAGCAGCACTCCCGGCGGATCAGGGCGTTTGCCTGTTTCCGCTGCGCTGGGGTCATGCGGTAAAGGGAACCGTCCGGCCTGCGTTCCAGCGGTGGCAAGTCTTTATAGGGGTTATCTCTCATGCGTTCCCTCCATTTTTCGCTTTTGCCGTTCGCCCCGAAAAGGCTTCCTGCCCCATTCCTGCGGCGTGTTCCGGCGTTGGCACGCTCCCCGCAGCTTCTGGACACTTGTCCCGAAGTGACCTCTGGACAAAGTGTCCAGAAGTCCGTCTCCTTGCGGTGCTTCCCCGGCCGGGGTATTTCTTTTCGGACGGTCATTCGGTTTTCAAGGTGCTGTCCATCGATGAACTACCCTAAGTCTACACCTAAATGACCGTTCGTCCCGTATATCCAAGAGGTAGGAAATCCGCCAAAAAAACTGCCTATTTCCACGCTCTCGGAATTGTGGTAGAATGAAAAAGAGAAATGTAGCAGGAGGTGGAAATGAAATGTATAACCTAAATTGGTCAAGAAGTGACCTCACCCGGCAAAAGCTGGGGACGTTCTGTGAATACTACGCAAAAATGTCATTAGCCTCTTATGGAGTGAGCATTTATACTTCCGAGGTTGATGACCATGGAATAGATTTTATTGCAGAAAGCAAGAGAGGATTTTTGAAGTTTCAAGTTAAAGCCATTCGCAAAGGAACAGGCTATGTTTTTATGCGGGAGGAATATTTTGATATTTCAGACCAATCACTTTACTTGTTCTTGCTTTTGCTAAATGATGGCGAACACCCCATAGAATATTTAATTCCTGCGACCACATGGGATAACGACAGTAGTAATACTTTTGTTTACCATTCATACGAGGGTAAAAAGTCGAAACCAGAATATGGCCTAAATATTTCTGCCAAGAACATTCCGCAGCTCGAAAGATTTAAGTTAGAAAATATGATAACGGCAATATAATGAGGAACAAAATATGGCTTTAACCATTCAAGAGCGCCTAAAAGACCTGCGTGTAGAGCGTGGGCTGACGCTGGAACAGCTTGCGGAGCAGACCCACCTCTCCAAGTCTGCGCTGGGCAGTTATGAAGCGGAGGATTTTAAGGACATCAGCCACTATGCCCTTATCAAGCTGGCGAAGTTTTACAGCGTGACCGCCGATTACCTGCTGGGGCTGTCCGAAACAAAAAATCACCCAAACGCCGATCTTGCAGACCTGCGTGTGAGTGATGATATGATTGAACTGTTGAAAAGCGGGCTGGTGGATAATTTCCTCTTGTGTGAACTGGCGGTACACCCGGATTTCCCCCGGCTCATGGCTGACCTTGAAATCTATGTGAACGGAACGGCAGTCAAGCAGGTACAGAGCGCAAATGCCATTGTGGATATTATGAGCGCAACCATTATGAAGCAGCACAATCCCGGCTTGTCCGACCCGCAGCTAAGGCAGCTTATCGCCGCCCATATTGACGATGACAGCTTTTGCCGCTATGTAATACAGCAGGACATAAACGGCATAGCCCTTGACCTGCGGGAAGCCCATAAGGACGATTTTTTCAGCGTCCCGGAGGACAATCCTCTGGAAGATTTTTTGCAAGCCGCAGAAGCAGCGTCCACTCCGGGCAGCGACCCGGAACAGGCGGCGATGGCGTTTATCTGTAAACGGCTCAAGCTGAACTATGGGAAGCTGTCGGAGGAAGAAAGAAAGTGGCTGAAAAGGATTGCGCAGAAGTCGGACTTGCTGAAAAACCCAAAACCGCAGCGGGGGAGAAAGTAAAGGGATAAATCGGGATTTGGCAAAGGCGTGTATATGAAAAAGTAACTTCCAGTTTGCAAGAGAAAGGTATGGTGAGCGAATGAGAATATTATACGAACTTTCATGGTTATGGGAGACGCTGGTTATTGCGCTTGCGGTTGCGGCTGTTTGCGTGGTTTGCGCCATGCTAATCTGTAAGGCAGTAAAGAAGAACCTCAGCAAAAAAACGGCGGCAGTTATCGGCGCAGCAGCGTTTGCGGGCGCTGTTTTGGCAGTCATTGTGATTGCCCGGACTCCGATGCCGCTTTGATTAAACGGGATGCTTGATTGCCTGTGCATAAGTACAACTTCAAGTTTATCGGGGAAATAGCAAAGCCCTAAAACGGCTTCCCGCCCATTTCAATTTTGAGAGAAAAATCCGTCTGTTTTTTCGTGAGTGTGTCCACAAGTTCGGGACATTTTGTCCCGAAGTCCGGCGTGGGACGAGGAACGGGGGCTTTCATATACGCCCTGTCTGCTGATAAAACCAGTCCTGCGTTTGCGGCTCCACGCCACGCAATCACAGCCCTGCTTTCCTGCCGCTTCAAATGCCCTTGCCCTCTCCGGCGGCAACGGCATTTTCACGGCAACGCCGACAGAGCGTATAACACACTACACTTTGCGAGCAAAGTCGTGTGCCAAGGGGCAAGCCCCTTTGGAAACCCCTGACAACAAAACAGGCTGAATATCCCGCACTTTCCCGGTGCTTGATACTCAGCCTTTATTTGTTGTCAGCAGCCCCCGTTTCGTGGTCTGCGTGTAGTTCCTTGTAAACTGACCTAAAATATACACTCAATATATTTCACCCCCCTGCCACCACAGCGCTCTATTCCGGCCCGTCAACCCGGTACCTTTCCTTTTATCGTACCGCGCAAACACCTTAGATTTTTATATTAACGGCATATTGTTCATACTTTATTCACATTTCTATATTATATTAAAAATCAAGGAAGTATTTTATGCTTTCTCAACACGTGGCCGGCAATTATTTGTCGGCCTTTCTCCCCTATTTATATATCAAGAAAGACATATAGTTTCTATATGTTCTCTCATAAACGAGGCTGGCAGGAAACTGTCGGCCTCTCCTCTTTTTTCATAAAACCATGTGTTCATAATTTGTTCATATTTATCTCTTATATTGAAAATGTGGAACCGTGTGATTGATTCTGTAAGAATCCAACTGTCAAGAGCACATGTTTCTCACGAACGAAGCTGGCAGATAACTGCTGGCTTCCCTCTTTTATCCGGCCAACATCCTCACATTTGAAGGCACCTCGCGGCCGAAAATTCGGCCGCCACTCCTACAATGCTTCAATGTACCGCTTCACACCCCGATAGACTTCCTTGTACGGCAGTTCTTCCGCCATCAGCGTAGCCAGGTGCAGTTCCACCACTGTCTCCAAGGATTTTAGATGCATAAGTGTTCTTTGGTCTGCCTTATCTCTCCCACCGCTCTCTATGCCCAGCCTATTGTTAATAAACTTCGTCAATAGTACATAGTATCGGCCTGCATGCTGACTGCCCTGCTTCCGGGCATACTCCACGAACAACTTTATCTGGTCGGTCTCTGCCTTACGGACTTCCTTCGTTTCTTGCCGAATCCCCAGCCACTTCTCGTCTTTTTCGGATGTTACGTAATAGCCGTTCTCCTTGATAGAGAGAATGACATCATACACCCAATCGTTGAATGCATCTGATACTGGCTGCCTTGAGCGCCTGCACACTTCGTATACACCACGTTCCTCATACATGTAGACTTTGGCAGAATTCTGATTGAACTTTAACGGGGGTTCAAACTGAGCACCCGCTACCTCTACGCTAAACCGGTCAAAACGGTCGCGATACTTATTATGGATATTCTTTACCGCGTTGGCTGGGTCTTTATATTGCAAGGCATAGCCAATCTGTGTCCTGCTCATGAAGATATCGCCAGTCTCATTTACGTAAAAATCACACTTTGTTCCTAAAAAGTCTCCCTGCTTAACAAGTCTTAGTCTCATAAAATCTTCCTTTCTGCAATTTTGCATACAATAAAAGCCCTGGGAATCCCCAAGGCTTAATCCATCTACATGCTATTTTCTATCAAAGAATTCTTTAATTTTGTCTCCTGTAAGTTCTGTACACGTCCGCGTTAACTGCATCTGCTTATGCTTAGATTTTTCTGCTTGCCCCAATGCTTCCACAAATGCATGGGCAAGTTGCTTATCCTGTATCTTGATATCTTTCAAAAAGCTCTTTGTTGCCACACATATCACCTCCGCTACCTAGGCCACTACAGCGCCCCATCCTTATCCGGTTAAAACTCCCCTATGTACTGCTCTCCCTCTGGCGCCACATACAAAGCGCATTCAAGCGGATGTCCGGCCCGGGGCTCAAAGTAATAATCTTTGCCATCAATTACATGCCAATCGGTCAGAGCATATCCGTCAGGATTAAAATAATACTTGTGATGGTTTATAATCTGCCAACAATCCTTGTAATACTCTGTGGTGCTGTATGCATACCACCAGCCATTACTATCATGGTGCCAGCCCACCTCATACTCCGGCCGCTCTACCAGCGACCAGTCAGGACGTCCATATCCGTCAATCCTGCTGTTATCTAAGCTGTACTCCTTACAGCATACTGCTCCGCCATTGGCAACCACCTCGCTGCCGTCACTGGTGTTGCCCTCAATGGTCCTAACCTTAGTCATGGTGACCTCATAGACGATGCCTGTATGACAGATGCGCTGGGAATTTTTAAAAAATATCTGGTCCCCCGGCTGTGGGCCGTCCTTGTGATACTGTCCCTTGGTTTTATAATACTGAGCCGATGTAGGGGTGTAGGCGGAGAATCCACCACACAGAAGCTGCTGCGCTTCTACCTGGCCAAAAGCCTGCACAAAGCACCAGTCCACAAACATGTCACACCACGGCTGCCCTTGGAGGGATGGATACAGGTCCCTGGCATACTTGGTGTAATTGCTGCTGCCAGCATTCGCAGTCTTATTGTCAAGCTGGCTGTTACTGCGTTTTTCCAGATATCCAATCTCCTGTCGAGCAATGGATAAAACCTTGTCTATTGATTTCATAGTGTTTTCCTCCAATCAAAAAGGCCCAGGGATATCCCCAGGCCAAAAGTTGTGACGTCACAAGTTGCGATATCGCAATTACTGTTTACCCTCTATGAGCTGTTTAAACGCCTGGTGCAGGCCCGTACTTGCCAGCCCGCTAAAGGCCCCGGCCAGGATGATATCCGGGCTTACCCCGCCCATAATCCAGATGTTGAGAGCCGTGCCCAGTAGGGCCACCATGGTAGGGATGTATTTGTTATCCAGGTCTTTCACCCACTTCTTTGCTATGTAGCCTGTAATCAGGCAGATTCCCACAATGACCACCACTGTGTAATTGCTAAAAAACGATAAATCCATACTCTATTCCTCTCTTTCTGCCGGCTCCTCCGGCATCTTCATAAGCTTGTCCTTAAGTTCCGTTGCCACATCATTGCCGCCCAGGACATGATATGCGTCATACATCCGCTTAACATTCTCTTTTCCATATATCGGGCAAAATCCCTTATCCTGATAATGATTATAGGCCTGTATGATACGGTCCCGCAAAAGTGCCTGCATACCGTCATGGAGGGCCGCTGTCTTTACGGATTCCTCCTTTTGCCTCTTGAGTATCTGACGATACCCACAGCCAAGAAGAGCAGAGATGGCTACGAACAGCCATTCCACCCAGTGAGCATTTATGTATTGTGTTATCACACCCATGATGTCTCCTTACTTTGTGTAGTCCTCTCCGGTAATCTCCTTGTAGTCCGCCTCGGACAGTTTACCCGCGGCCACCAGGGCCTTAAGCCGGTCAATGTCCCATAATCTCGGGTAATACTTCTGCGCCAGTCCTTTTACATCCATGGTCTCACCTCCTATAAGTCTGTCCCGGTCATCACAGCCAGGAAATCAATGTCAGCCCTGTTATGCTCCACCGCGGCCTCTACACCCGGCTGCGATAGCGTTAGGAACGCCACACGGCCATATACAGCCTCTGTGGTGACGGCTCCGTCCTCCCCGTATTGCTCCGGTGTAATCAGGTAATGGTCGTCAATACTCTTTGGGTTATCCAGCACCGTATAGCCATCATACACGGCCAGGGTGCTGCCATCCTCGTTGACAGTCTTAATCTGCTCCGTGGCTGCCGCATCCGCAAACAAGGCCACGATATCCTCCAGCGGTTCCATAGTCTGGAAGATAAGCCTCAGTGTGGTGGGCGTGGAGGATGTACCGCCGATAACCAGCGGATACTCCTTCCCATTTTTCAATACAATCTTTTCATTCATACATTTTTCCTTTCCGCCTAGCCGGACGCCGGGCAATAAAATAAGCCCCCTTTAGGGACCTGATTTACGGGTTTCATTCATATTCAAAACAGCAAGTCAATCCCTTCCATAACTGCCCTCGCTTCCAAAATCGCAATGTACGCAGTCATAGCCTTAATCTGCATATTGTACGTACTTCTTGGGCATGTCGGGCTGAAATTCAACTCCCCTTTATCCCATTTTTCAAGCATGGTATTCAGTTTCTGGTAGCGAATAACCACCTGATAATACTCTGCTCTGAATCTTTCTTTATAATCTGTGCTATTCATCATTTCTACTGTGTTATGTAATTCCATTTTTCCTTCTTTCTCCGACGCTTATCGGTTGGTTTTTAAATAGCAATTTAGAAAATCTGAACATTGATTGGAAATTGATAGGAACTGTTACCGGACAGTCTCCAATAACGCTACCTGAAAAGTTTGAACAACTGCTAATTAAGATGGAGTATAACAATGTTATATTTTCGGTGTATGCACTAAAAAACTGGCTGTCATCGACTGCAAAAACATTTCGCACTGGTTATGGTATGAGTGATGGTAACTATTCCGCTTATATTGGCATTAATGTGTCTCTTACACAAGCTACTCTTGAAGCATATAAGGTGGGGAATGTTGTCAATACAAATAGTACATCAGTAACGGCTTATTACAAATGATGATTATTAGCGATAATAAACAGTAAAGCTGAAATTTGATTTATTATCTGCTGCGTTTATAAAAACAGAATTTATTGCAATTGTATTGGTGATGGCTATAACTATTTTTACATCCCAACCATTTGCGTCACGACCACAACCAGTCATCCAATTACCAGTGTTTTTACCAATCTCTGCTTTTAATATATTGACACCACATGTATATGCGTAATCCGAAGTACGGTAAATCTTAATCATCAACTCATTATATTTTTCAGGTAACGGGCAAGTATCTGTGGCCTTGTATGTACCATTTAATTTCCATTCTAAATTGCTATCTATGTTATCTTTTACCTGCTTAAGGTACGCGCTGGATGGGACCTTATTTGTATCTGTGGACTCTGTCTGCACGATATCAGTCTTTTTAAGATAATCCGCCAATTTCGTGGTAAGGGCTGTATTGCTTACCAGCTCCAGGGCAACCTTACGGGCCAGCGCATCCAGCATGGCCTGGGCATTACTGTCCGCTCCGGCAGCTACGACAAGCCCCTGTGTATCTGTTGCCTTAACGGATGTTGCCGTACCGTCAAATTCCGTAACCCCTGCACACTGTTCTGCATAGCCTTTAGCTGCCTCGCAGTATGCCTTTGCATTATCTTTTGCATCTCCTTCTTCCACACCTCCAACCGCATACCTCTGTGACTTGCTTGCATAATATTTTGCATTATTGCCTTCAAATCCGGTGCCTCCGATGGCCCAGCCCTGCGCCGTACTGGCTGCCTGTTCCGCCACACCTTTGGACGTCTGCGCATCCAGGGTATACTGGCGGATGGTGGACATGACTGTAGGCTCTAATTTCGCCAGGGTGATTTTCCCGTCTGGTATGTCCGCTGATATGTTCTTGCCATTGACTGTGAATCGTATCCGGTCCGTGCTTGAGAAGGTATACGTGTCTATAAACTTGCTTAGGGATACCTTTTGTTTGGTCCCGTCGGCCAGCTCCAGCACAAAACTATCACCCTCCAGATAACAATTAAGTGCAATCTTTTCAACGGCCGTGTCGTGTGTAAATGTGGAGCCATCAAAGCGCGTGAAGGTCATGATGCCTGTGGTATCATCCATGGTAAAATCAATAATGACGTTAGCCATATCCGCGGCATCCGCCTTGTCCTGGGCCAGTATCAGGATACGGTTATCCATCTCATTAATGCCATCCTCCATGTGGTTTAAATGTACTGCATTAATAGGAGATTCAATACTCGGTTTATCCCGCCACGTAAATGGAGAATAGTATTTAGACAGCGTTTTCGCCGCCCTGCCCATCCTGCTCAGTAGTCCCACTCTTATCACTTCCTTTCTGTGGTTTTAGATAACTTTCCAAGGACTTACCAGATTCCAGTATGGTTGCCATACTGCCAAGCTGTCTTGCTGCCGCTACACCATGGGCAGTAACTGTATCCAGATAGTCTCTAATCATCTGTATATCTTTCTGATGATACACATATAACCCTTCATAACTATTCTTCTTATCCAACATTGTCCTCCTTTGACTCTCTGTCTATCAATACCTGCATAGCAGTAATAATAATAGGTATGCAGCTTTTATAATCTACATAAAACTTTCCAGTATGTCCGTCAATACTAACCAGCGGGTAATCTGTGCCTATCTCTTCCTGCAGGTCCAGAATCTCCTGTGCAATTCCGCCTATGCCTGCGCTGCCATCTTCCAGGTATGTAAATGACACCGCCCGGAACCGCTTCACAAATTCCAGTGCTTTACTGCGGCTTAGGTCCTGAATATTATCCTTTAATCGCCTGTCTGAACCGCTGAATACAGCATTGTGGAGAGTCTGGACCTCTCTTGTTACGCTCCAACCGTCCCACCAGCTACTACGGATATACAACTCTCCAAATGAGCCGGAACTGCCACAATATACGCTACTGGGAGAGATTCCCTGGCATACAATATTCTGGGATACATCCAGGCTGTTACAGCTTATAACATTTGCTCCAATCGTACTTGTGTTGGCTGTACCCTTTATTTCGGCTCCGATAATGGTAAGCTTGCCTCCTTCAAGCACAATTTTACCGTCTTTCGTTTTAAAGGTATTTGCCACCACGTCACCGGAAAATGTACCATCAACCGCATTTAACTTACCGTCTGCACTTAGGGAGGAATACGTGGATGTCCAGGAGAACCTATTTCCTTTGATGTCTATTCCATCCGTTTCAACTGATATTTGGTTAGATATATCTCCCTTATCGACCTTAAGTACAATGGAGTCCGACAACTGCTTAATCTGTGATGTAGTTTCCTTTTCTAAATCGCTGAGAGTACTTGATACCTCGTCAACCTGCTTTACAATGACGGCGGTCTTCCCTTTAAGCTGTATAACCTCATTTCGGAGGCCAAAATTCTGCCCCTGTGTCTTGGTTCCCTTTGCCTCAACGGTATCCATCATGGCCTGTATGCCGCTCATGGTCCGGGTAAGCACAAATGTAGCTATCTCTGTATCCGTGGTGACGGCCCGCAGGCCGTCTCCCACCTCTATCCACGGCATAGCATAAGAGACTATCTTAGCCGGACGGTATGTTTTACCAGCAATAGAATCATATATGGACCAAGCCAATTTGGTAAGGTCAGCACTCCCCAGGCCATAGGCCAAAAAGTTACCCTCCACTATATAAGCGTTGCTGCCGGAACCGACCACGGCGCCTATATCCCCATCTTCCTGCCGGATTTGCACCCGGTCAATCCCATCAATCAGATAATCCTCATAGGTGATAGTTTTATAATACTCCAGCTCCTCCGCGGCAGCCCATCCAGACTGTGGATACAGGTCATCTTCAGGATACAGGGTATCAGACGGATACAGGCCGGTATCCTGCAGGCTGATATACGTCAATATGCCAGTGCGGTCAAAGTGGCCGAACACACCATTAATCTCACAGATAGCCTTAAGCACATCCCGACCACACAATGATTCAGGGCTGATAGTCTTGCCGACCACCATCTCGTCATTGATTAGCACTGTCTGCTGCTGTGGTACTCCTATGTGCTCGCATAGACTGTCCCGCAGCTCCTGGATGGTATGCGTGGTATCGTCTGTGGGGTACATTGAATGGTACCAGTCTGAGACATCCACATCAAACTTAATCATCCGGTCATAGGCCGTGATTTTACGCTTTCTGCGGTCAGCCTGCTTCACTACACTGTCAACTACATAGATTCCATAGGCCATCTTATAATCGCCTATACTCAGCGTGGCAGTAAACTCCCGGCCCTCAATCTCCTCATCTACATCGGCTACTGTAACCACAAACTTAGCCGCCTCGCAGCTTCCCCAGACAATGTTACTCCCGGAGGACAGGTTTTCGGTAAGGCTCAATGTCTCCGCACATATCTGCTCCATTGGGATGGTCAGCCACGGTGTCCCCGCGTCGGATGGATACAGATTATCGGCTGGGTACAGGTCGTTTGCTGGATACAGTGTATCAACCCCGCCATTAAAAAAAGACAGCTCCAGATGTTTCACTGTCTCTTCCCTGTTATTGTCACCCCGGCACCTCTGCTTAATAATCTCTGGTACGTCCAGCACCTTACCACCTCCTTAATACTCAATTAGTGCAATACGGATGGGATTATATCGTATATCGTTTTCGCTGGCGTCATAATACGGGAATTGGATGTCTGGTACGTAAAAAGTCCCTGTAACATATGCGTTCCTCTCATCGTTCCAGTATTCTACCTCCATGGTCACACGGTCCGGGAAATATGATTGCATCCTTATCTTATCAGCCAGATGCATAAACGGTGTAGACCACTCAATTTTTGTTCTGGTATGCGGAAGCACATTCCGGTGTAGTATCCCATATCCGTCCTGGTAGGAATCTTCATCCTGTCTCTGGTCCGGGGTTGCATTGTACGATGCGTGGGCTATGAAGTCCATGGGAAACTCTCGTCCATTAAATTTTAATAACCAGCCTTTGTATACAGACATAAGCACCACCTCCTTTCTTGGAAAAATTGTATAAAAAGAACGCCCCGAAGGACGTTCTAATTATCTTGTTATGCTGTTCTTGCCTTTTCTGCTTTTATCTTTCTTAAATCTGAGAGAATATCCTGTATAGCAGGCGAATCATCATCACTGAGTCGGATTTCAAAGTCACACAATTCCTCATAAGTAAGGGTTGCTATATACCTTCTAAGCATTGGAGCTATGTCGTTACCTGCACACTTACCTTCCCTTAGAAGAATCCTGGAGAGTACCGGTATAACTGTATCGAAATATACCCATGTATCCACTTCCTTAACAGAGTACTGGCTTTTGTCTCTCCTGTATTCACCATACTGGTCTGTTTTCAGATTGTGGATATTAGCTATGCGACCAACCCTATTAGCTGATATTCCAAATATCTGACCTATCTCACCAGCAGAATATGACTTCTTTTCCATCTTCGGTAACGGTATGAGTTCCTCACCAGCCAAAACCTCACTGGCTTTGGATACCAGCACTGTTTTATATGTAGGCGAAAGCGTGTCCACCTGGGAAAGCTTAAGGTACATATTCGCCATTCTGGTGCGGGCATTCATATCCATAATGCGGATGCGGTCTGCCTGTTTCTCTTGCTTTGGCATTTGGTAGGAACCAGTCTTGCGAAGAGTTGGAAGTACTTCGTCTGCAATCCAATCTGTAAAAGCTTCTGCGTTGGGCTTATGACTTTTAAATACCAACTTATAAACACCACTCTCCGTAAGGAAATTTTCCCCAGCATTATTGAATTTTCGGATATGCAGATTATGCACATCCGAATTTCTAACCTTCACAAGCTGTTTTTTGTTAAAGTTCCGAACACTACTATTCACATCTGCTATCTCCAAGCACTCCGCAACATGCTTAGGATTAAACAATACCCTTCCGTTTAATTCAAATACTTCTACCTCATGACCTTCAAAAATCATTAATTCCTGCATAACCTTTTGTCTCCTTTCAAATTTGACAATTCGGAGAAAATAAGGTATGATAGCCCTAAGGATAGGGCCTGCCCTATTCCCTCATGCTTGAGTAAACACATGTCTCGCCAAAGTCAGTGTGTTTGCTCTTTTTTTAATTCGAGTTCCTTTTTTACAAGCCCCACAATAATGTCTGTAATAGTCTTGTCTTGATTTACCGCATAATGTCTCAATTCTTTATGTAGCTCATTGTCTACAACTATTCCTAACCGTTTCATTATGTCGTTCTCCTTCCTAGTGCTGTGTTGCACTAATTTTATCCATATTAGCACTAATTAGTGTTTTAGTCAATATAAATATTAAAATTCTTGATTTTATGCATATTTTGTGAGATACTTAGTGCAAAAGGAGGGCTTATTATATGGGATTTGGAACTATTCTAAAAGATATCCTAGCTGATAAAAACATGTCTATCAAAGAATTATCCGAAGCAACAGGCATTCCCCTAAATACACTATATTCAATTACAAAACGTGATACTATAAATGTCCGCCCGGAAACATTAAAGAAAATCTCTCAAGCCTTGGATATTCCAACTGATGAACTTATCAAAAAGTTACGATATAGCATCCAACAAACACAAAAGGAATTAGCCGATTTACAATATCGTTTACATGAAGCCGAAAAAATAAGACAACATGAAATGGAGTTACGTGATAGACTATCTCGTTGTTTATCTGAATTAACCAATTACAAATTTACTGACGAGGAAATTGGTATTATTATCTCAACAGCAATACTATTAAAAGAACCACCAGCCACAGAATAGGTGTCTTTCTTATTCGGAGCATACCACATTCAAAGCTACATGTAAATACAGCTATTGTATACACAATTCCCATACCCTTATCGCATTTATTTTTATGGTGATAAAATATATATAATAGATGTAATAGACGTAAGCAGTAACATAAAATAAGATATTTTATCACAATAAATCATAATATCGAAATCAGAATATTTTATATGGTTTGTGCAATTTAATTATGAACATTTTGTTAACATTTTAAAAGCACCCGGTTTCCCAGGTGCTTTTTCTATACCTTAAACTTCTTTCCACATTTCAAACATGTGACCTCAATCTTCTTGGCGCCGATACTCCCGGCCAGCGCCCCGCCGATTACTCCGAAGGCCAGCGTACCGACCACAGCCTTTCCCATGCCAAAACCTTTTTTGTTGGCTGACAAGGATGTCGAACCGCAACGCGGGCATTTCGCTTGGTTATCGTCTTTTACTACATTACAAACCGGCCTTTCCTGCCTCTCTCTCTCAATATTCCTCTGATTCTCCTTTAATTTTTGTTTTGTATCATCTTTTGATGAACACGCTGCAAAAAAATTTTTAGAATTTATTTTACATACACCAACCATGTTTGAATACAGCCTATTAAAATCATCACGCTGCCCACATCTAAACCCAAAATCTATAGCATCCTTTTGCGGTAACTGGATGACAAAATGACCAGCACCAAACATGTTCTTTTCGTCATAGTATAGTATTATATAATTCTCAACTCTATCAGAAACAATAGTCATTCCATTTTTTGAGACAGACAGTATGCCATCTTGTAAGCAGATTGTTCTTCCTGCATTATCTGAAAAAGATAAGTTATCCATTATGAAACCCTCCCCATAACTGATATATATAGTATATCAGATACAGGGAGAAATGTTAATACGCTAATCCTAACTGTCTGCCAGTTTCTTTTCGGAACTCTCCTGCTCCTGATTTCCACAAGTCAACTACATCATCCTTATTCACCCCTGGCTTTGCGAGTATCGCCCTGAGTAGGTCATTCTGTTCCCTTAACAGCCGGTTCTGTTCCGCATTAGCAGTATATACTGCCGTTGCAATTCCATCAGTTATCTGGTCTTTATTGGCTACAGCAGACTTGCCACCTATACGTCCTACCATTTCAGGACCGGACTCATTGGCGATAAACAATTGCCCCCTAGCAGGAAAACCACCTGTAGCAAATTTCTGTACTGGGGTGATATCCACACTGGTTCCCTGTCCAATACCAACAGCATCAGCGATACCATCTCCAATCCCGCCAAAGAAATCATCTATTTTCTGCTTGAGCCAATCTCCCATGGATAATATACCATTCCACACTCCCTTAAGTATATTCTTTCCTATATCCATCATCCTTCCAGGTAGCTTGTTGAACCACTCAATAATTGCGTTTAGGATTTTAGGTACTTCCGTGCCTACCCAGCCTATAGCATCTGTAGCCCATTGTGTTATGGTATCCTTAAACTTGATAATTGCATCATAAATTTTTCCGGGTAGCTCTACAAAGAATGCTACGATGTTTCCAATAATCTCAGTAACTTTCCCACTAAAGATGCTCCATATTTCAGTCCCCCACTGTATCACATTATCCTTAAATGTAATAATAGCAGTATAGATTTTCCCTGGTAGCTCCGTAAAGAAGGTGACTACAGATTCAATGATTTTAGGGACTTCTTCGGTCACTGTGGTAATCATGTTATTAACCCAGTCAACAATCGTCCCTATAGCATATCCAATGGCATACCCAATTTTATAAGGCAGCCCATCAAACCATTTTACGATATCACTGATTATCCGGCTTATTGAAGTAGGAACCCCCTTAAACCATTCAATCAGGCCATTCCATTTTTCAATGAAATAGCTTGATACAGTATCCCATACACCTGCAAACCAGGCTGGAACCCCCTCAAAAAACGGGACTACTGTTCCAGTCCACCATGTAGGGATTGTCTCTGTAAAAAACTGTACTATTTTATCCCAATTTAATATGATAGCCGCCACAGCTGCCACTACTGCTGCTACAATAGCTGCTCCTACTGCGATTGCGGTTGCACTGGCCGCCGATAGCCCTGTAACAAATGAACCAATAGCCCCTAACGCCGTTCCTATAGCCGATGTAAAGGCCGCCAGTTTTGGAAAGCATAGAGCAAAAGCTTCTCCCATGGTTTTTGCACCACCAGCCACCAACTTAAACATCTCAACCAATTTAGAGCCCGCTATCGCTGATACAATTGCTTTTATACCTGTAACCAGTTTGTTGCCGGTTAGGAACGCTACAAAACTTTTAATAATGCTTACAGCCGCGTTCAATCCCTTAAAGGCCAGCATTGCTGTTGCAATCGCTCCAATTCCATACCCTATCGCTCTGGCTGTCTCCGGGTCAATCTTTCCAATAGCCGTTGCCAGGGCATCAATGCCTCCTGGTACTACAACATTTATGAAATCTGCCCCCAGTGCTGCCATGTCCTCGTAAAAGTCAAGCAGCCCCTCTCCAACAGACTGTGCAAATGGCTCCAGGGCTGTCCACAGGTTCCGCAATGCCTCATTGATGGCCGTCCAGTTAATCGTGGTAAGGAAGGAATTTGTTATGTCTATGAACCTCGGGAATCCTTCCCCTAATGCCCAGCTTCCAAGCGGTTTAAGGAAGTAGTCCCAGAAGTCCTTAAGGCCTGTCCAGACAAAATTGCCAAGCTGTGACAGCCCTTCATCCCATAATCGCTTTAATGCTGCTATAGTTGGTTCTGCGGCAGCCCTCAAGTCGTTGAACATGTCCCGTATTTTCTGGGCAGCAGCTTCTATTTCAGGATTTACAGTCACATCTCCAAAAAGCTCACCCGACATACTTCCAAAATCTGGTACAGCTCCTCCACCACCAGCGCCGTCCGAACCGCCACCACCTGAGCCACGATTAGAGCTTAGATTGTTTAACTCGTCAAACCCTGCAAGCTGCTTATTCATTTCCTTTGCAGACTTAGCCGCATCAGACATATTACCGGCTACTGCACCGGAGGAACCTGCAGCATTAGACATAGCGTCCGCTGCATCTGTAACTGGATTTCCGCCACCCGTGGCATCACCAAACAGTGCCGCTGTAAATGCCTTGAAATAGCTTGCAAGCACCTGGAGCTTGGATATGATGGTATTGATTACTTGGATGACAGGTGTGAAGGCATTGATTAGCCCCTGCCCGATGGTAGCTTTTAACGATTCAAACCGCAGGGTAAGGACACGGACCTGATTGGCCCAGGAATCACTCGTCCTTGCGAAGTCTCCAGAGGCATCCGAAAGTTGCGCCATTACGAACTGATACCGGAGCATAACTTTCTCCTGCTCAGTCATTTTCGCCGTGGTCTTACCAAAACCATTGTTTAATGCATACTGGTCCAGGGCTGTCTGGGTCATAACCACGCCCAGTTCTTTGAGCGATTCCGTCTCACCAGTAAAAATACTCTTAAGTTTTGTGTATGCCTCGTCAGTACTCAGGTTATAAAAGGATGCCACATCTCCAGTCAGGCCAGTAATGGCTGCTGACATCTGATATCCTGCCTCGCCAGCAATACCAAATGATTTTGCCATAGCGCCATATGTACCCATCATCTTTTTTGCTGATAATTCCGATAGGCCAAATTGCGATATGGCATTCTTGGCAAAGGCATCCACCTGCCTGTTTAGGGAGCCAAAGGTGACATCCACCACGTTCTGGACTTCTGCGAGGTCTGAACCAAGGTCAATGCATGACTTTCCAAAAGCAGCAATAGCACCAATACTAAGTACTGATGCTATCACAAGTCCGGCTTTTTTCCAGGCGTTTGCAACCCTCGAGGTTTGCTGCTCCACATGCTTTGTGGCCGCCGCTGTCTGTTTCTTTACCTTTTCAATCTCGTCGCGGTATGGCTGCGTATATGCCTCAATGACCACCCGTAACTTTTCTAATGTCATGCCTTCCGTCAGCCATCACCGCCTTTCCTTTTATGGTTATGCCTCAGTGCAAAATCCAGCATCTGCGCCTGGTATACAGCCACCTGCCTGGCCTGTACCTGTTTATATTCCTCTTTTTCTTCTGCGAATAGTTGGGGGAAAAAGTCCCATAACTCCATGACCTGTATGTTTGCACTGCCATGTACAGCCAAAGATGTATACTGTCCTATGTCCTGTGCCAGGAAGTGTATTTCCTTAAGCTTCTGCTTCTGTTCCCGTTTCATGCGGCGGACCTCACTCTCCATGAAATCCGTGATTTCAAGCAGCGAAAGCTGCCAGAAGCGTTCCATGGGCATCCCCAGGTCCAAGGCCTGAGGATATAAGTCATATATGATATCTGATACCGTCTCTACAGCAGGTCTTTGGCATCCTCCAGCCTCTGGTCCATCTTCTCCTGCTGGCTTTCGGAGAAAAAACCCGATACCTTATAAATCTCCATCAAAACATCCGTCATGAAGGAAAGCTGGGTACCACCATCTTCACAGTACCGGTCAAACAGCTTCTGTACATCATCATACTTGATTCCATGCTCCCAGGTTTTCATTGCCGCCTGAGTGATAGTCAGCATAGTGTTAAGTGGAGGCACCCCCAAAGAAAGGATGTCCAACAGATTCCGTTTAAACTTATCCTCCAACTGGCAGATAACAGATGTGGTAAGTTTCAGCTTGTACTCCCTGCCCCCCACTTCCCAATACGCAAATGGTTTGCGTTTCTTTCTCTCGTCTATGTTGACTACTTTACTTTCTTCCTGCTCTTTTTCAATCTCATCGTCAAATCCCTGTGCCATTAACTATGCCTCCATTCTTATTCTGCTACTGGGTCTGTAACTTTAATATCGCTCTGCAATGCCAATGTTAAAGTAAAAGCAATGGCGGCATTAACACCACCTCCGCCAATCTTGATGTTGCCGTATGCGTCATACTCAAACTTAGTACCATCAGGGAATGTTTCCCGGTATGATGCCACTTTTCCACTGTCACATATTTCGCGGAGCACACGGTAATCAGAATTTGCACTGGAGTTTTCATATGCAAATTTATATGCCAAGTCTCCAGGGTCCCCTATGCCCAATTCTGAATGTTTCATCTTATCCTTAAGCCTGGTATTATCCACTTTTTCAGGCTCAACTCCAAGGTCAGGGACCTCCTGCAGGTCATTGAGCATAACGTAGTCTGCGGCCCCTTCTTTCTTTACCTCGAGGGTAATTCCGTTTGCTAACATCTCATCAATCCTTTCCTATTGCGTGATATACACGTCTACTGCTTACATCAATAATACCTTCATAGCGCATCTGCTTGTGTTTCATACCGCTCGGGTCCTCTACATCCATGCACTGGATTCTTTTCAGGCCAAGAGGGGATATTGCTGCATCCACTGATACCGCGATAGGGGATGTGTTTTTTATCGACCAGATATCAATACGGTACCGGACATATGATTTTGACTCTCCACAGGTCGTTTCATCCGCCACCTTGTTATCCTCTTCCATGTACTGGATTGTAACATCCTGTTCCCAGGTATTCGGATAATGGTCTGTGACATTCTCCGTTACCGTGCAGAGAGCAGCGTACACCTCGTCCTTAACATTAATCATTACTTACACGCCTTTCTTAATTCGCGTTTCAGGGCCTTTTCCATCCTTTCAACCACCTTGTCCTCATTGTTTTTCAGGGCAGGATACATAAAAGGCTGCGCTGACTGCCCTGTACACTGGTAAAACCGTCCATCTGGTGTATCCAGGTAAAACCAGTGATATTCTTCCGCGGCTTCTTTGTCAACCTGGCTTTCATGTATCCACCAGGGAGACATGGTATAGGCCGGACTGGCTACAGGGGATATCCCGGCATGATTGGCAGCTCCCTTCGGTCCTGTTCCCATCTCAACGTACATAGCGTATGCTTTGTTGGTATACACAGTCCCAATAACCCGGTCGTCCATACACTCAGTCATGGACTTGATACTGTTTCTTAATTCGCCCTGCCGGACAGGACACAGAAGTTTTGCTTCTGCTTGTATCCGTTTGGCCTGCTGTCCTACCAACCGCTCCATCTGCTGGTCACAGACCTCTTCCAGGGCCGCAAACTTCCTTTCCAGCTCCTTTTGTCCATCAATCACAGCTTTTCCACCTCCAGAACCAGGAAACGATATGGATATATAGCAATCACCTTGTAATCCGGCGCCGCGGCGTCGTCAACACATAAGCATATCCCATCATTGGCCGTGATGACCGGGCCGTCCTTGACTGCATAGCTTACCTTACCTGTTCCCGGTACTTCCTTATAGGTCCCCTGGATTCTCAGGTTGCGGATATTTGGCAACCGCTGACCATACATCTCAGCCTGTACTTTTCCGCCAGCGGGCCACTCTTCGGCTTGGAAAGCTGCTGCCGGTCCATACTCCATATATGAGCTACCCTCACTGTCCTTTTTAGGGATTGCTGCCCGGTGATGGTACATTCCCAGCCTGCTCCGTCTTAGCCTCATACGTCCTGCCTCCTATCCTTGCCAGCCTGTATCTGTCCAGTGTGTCATAGATGTGCTTTGGGGCATTATCAAAACTATATGATTCTCCTCCTCCGCTCCGGCTGGCCTCTCCCTCTGTCCCCATCCGGTTAAGGGCTATCACTGCCAGGTCACGTACTGCCTTTTCCAGACCTGTTGCTATCTTTGTACGGCCTGTATAGGACAGCACGAAGGCTGTGGCCTCCTCCAGCAAAAGGGAGAGCAATATATCATCACTCTCCCCTGTCAGCTTTTTCATTTTTTCAATATCTGTCACATGACCATCTCCTTAACCATTGGTTATCAGGCGGGCGATAGGAAGGGCCTTGGGGTCAAACTTGATTTCCCAGTTGGCCTTCGCAAAGAGCTGCGCATCCGTTGGGGATTCAGTCCAACCAGAGGAGGGAATTTTAAAGCTGAACCCGTTTGGATGGAGGGTTTCCCTCATACGTGTGATAAGTTCATCCTGCCCACCGTTTTTCTTGGCGTCCCTTACAGTCTCAACAGGCACATCCACCCGACCTTTTGCAGTCCTGATAACTCCCTGTCCGAACAGGTATGTGGTGTACTTCTTAAGGTCCTTGTTCTCACCGGAGCCTCCCACTGCCACGCATGGTACTCCATCATCAATGATAACCGTATAACCATTGACGGATGCCAGACCCATGGGCCGCTGGATACCATTAGAGTCCGTCTGTTTCCAGTACTCCAGGAGCTGCAAATTCTCCAAGGTCTTTGCCACATTAGAGTGCATGACTGCCAATCCAAATGCCTCCTTATGGTCGCCACAGGCCTGGGTAGCAAGGTCGTTAAGGTCAGTCTCGGCAATCTTTCTCGGCGTTGCCGTGGCAGATGATAAATCCAGGGTGTGGTTCTCTGACCAGCCCTTCGCATGACCGCTGGACCCAGTAATACCAAATATGGCATCGGCGATACCAATGAGCCTCATCTGGCGCCGTTTCTGCCAATACCGTGATATTGTTGATATGATATGTCCCATAGGGTCAGCGCCGGACAGCTCCGCGGTAAAATTCCGTGCAAAGAATCCTTTTGCACGCCCATATACTACGCCGGTCTGGGAGCCACCTCCCACTTCCTCCACGGTGATGTCCGTCTGGCCATCATAGTTCTGGTCATCCCCGTCCAGGGTGTTGTAAAACGGGATGGTATAGATATTCCCACGTCCCTGAATCATCCCTGCAATCGTTGAGTCCTCAACCACTGCACCGGACTCTATCATGGCGGTCAGATATGGGTCAGGCGCTTCCCTCCACATCTCCAAAAATAATTCATCGTCAAATGGTATCCCAAAAATTGTTCCAGGCATAAATTAATCTCCTTCCTTATTTCCCAGAAAGCTGCTTATACAGCTCAGGGTTGTTTGTCTTTAACTCCAGCCTCTCTTTGTAACCAAGCTTTGCAAACCGTTCCTTGGTGACAGGTTCATCCTGTGGTGCCTTTTTCAGCGGCTTACCACCCTCCAGTTTCTTGTCTATCTGGGCCTGTACCGCTTGCATGAATGCTTTTTCCAATGCTGCGATAGATTTATTACAGCTGTCCGCATCGGTATAATTAAGCAGTTCTGCCAGAGAGGCAGGCAAGTCCTTTTCCGTAAGGGTATTTTTAGCTTCTGCCATCAGCTCCCGGCGTGTGATATCCGCTTCACGGGCTGCCAATGCTTTCTCCTGTTTCTGCGCAAGATACTGTGCTTTCTCTTCTTTTGTCATCTTTGCAAGTTTCTCAGCCTCAGATAGCTTATCATCAGTAAGTGCCTGCCATTTCTCCTGTGCTTTTGCAAGGGCAGTGTCAATCCCCTTCTGCACCCTGCGGTCAAACTCGGCCTGATAATCCTTGTTTTTCAGGACATCGTCAAAACTTGGAGCCGGGTCTGTTGGTTCTGCCTTCGGCGGGTCTGCTTTAGGCGGTTCTGGTGTTGGGTCTGATGGCCCCGGTTCTGCAAAAAGCTGCAGGTTCATCTTCTGATACATTGGTTCTCTTGTTCTCATAATCTCTATCCTTTCCGCCCCAGCCTGTTCATCTGCCCAGGCCGTTGCATAAAAACCTGCTAACAAAAGTCAAGTACTTTTCAGCAGGTTTTTAAAA